GAACATCAATATTTCGATGCAGCAGAGGGCCGCTCAGAACATTGCCCCTGGTCTTTTGGTGCAACAGCCACGCGCTCCGCTGTCACAAGGGTTGCTTGCGCCTGGGCTGGCGTTCGGTGGACTACTTGCCGCGCCAGGAGTCAACGGCCAATAGGATCAGCAACGAAATGAGCCACCCAAGCAAAATAGGGTTGATCCCAGTAGCTGCGATCCATTGCGATACTATTTCCATTTTCACCTTACAGGGCCAAAGACCCACAAGGCATTATCCACAAAATACAAAAAGAGGGGTCTATGGATATTGATCCAGAGCGTGTAATCAAGTCGCCATTCATGGTCGGGCTGGCCGGTGCAATTGTCTCTTTGCGGTGGGCTCCTGGTATCAGTTGGAAAGAAAGGCTGTTCACAGCAGCATCTGGTAGCGTAATGGCCGGATTTTTCTCTCCTGCTGTCTCACAATACCTCAAGCTTGACAGCCCGGAGATGCAAGGAGCTACTGCTTTTGCAATGGGGTTGTTTGGCCTGAACGCGGCTGCAACCATTCTTCGCTGGCTCGCCTCCCTCCAACTGGGTGACCTCCTGCCCTGGCGCAAAAAGGATTGACTATGGATTGGCAAATTATCAACGGGGTGATTTCCAGCGCTGCGGCACTGGCCCTAACCAAAGTCGTTTTAGACCCAGAGGTGCATGAAGGCATCATCATCAAATCAGGGATGGTCACAATGATCCTTTCCTTGCTTGGGACTGCGATGCACATGTTCGCAAAGAGCGAGGATTTTGAGGCTCTGGTGAGGGCTTTTATCTCTCTCGTTTCTGGAATTGGGATAGTCCTGTTTGGCGGATTCCTACGAGCAAAGCGTGGTAAACGCATCAATGACATTTTTGGAGTACGGCATGGGTCTTCTTGATTTTGTGAAGGACGACCAGTCCAAAGAGGATATGTTGAAAAACTTCCTCACCATGCTGCAGGCAGCGAACAACACCGCAGCCTCCTCAATATCCGGCCCGGTTGACCTGATCGCTGCAGGACTAGGCAAGGCAGGGATGAATATTCCAATGCCTATGGGCGGGTCCAAGTGGATGGAGAACGCTGGGTTCGTCCAACCGGTACAGCCAGGAGCCCCACAGATCGCAGGCGAGACTATCGGTCTTCTGGCCGCTCCGATGATGGGTATGAAATACGTGAAGGGGAAGAAATGACTCTGATTGCCGAATGGCGCAAGTTCTACAAATTTTGGTCAATCCAGCTTGGTGTGATCGGAACCGCTATTACCGGGTATCTCATCGCATCTCCAGAGGCTGCTTTGTTCGCCTGGGGTCTTATGCCCGCCGACCTGAAAGAAGCCATCCCACCTCAATTCACACCCTTAATCGGGGTGTTCGTCTTCGTGGCCTCCATGCTTGCTCGACTGGTAAAACAGAAGAAACTACATGCCAAAACTGACTTCGATTGACCTCATTGACGCACTGAGCAATGCGAACGTGGCCGCTTTCCTGCGGATGATCCGTTGGGGTGAAGGGACGTATTCCGCTGTTGGATATCGAACCATGTTCGGGGGCGAGACTTTCGAAAGCTACGACGACCACCCGCGCCGCAAGATCACGAAGAAGCACGGCAACCAGACATTGACCAGCACGGCTGCAGGGGCGTATCAATTCCTGTCCAAAACCTGGGATGGGCTGGTCAAGCAATACGGGTTTCACGACTTCACACCGCGAAACCAAGACCTCGGGGCTGTTGCCTTAATCGCCGGTCGTGGAGCCTTGCAGGACGTCATAGAAGGGCGTTTTGAGACTGCTGTGAACAAGTGCGCCAAGGAATGGGCAAGCCTGCCAGGGAGCCCCTATGGTCAACCCACGGTTACCATGGACAAGGCAAGATCAATCTATCTACAGAACGGAGGTTCTGAATGGGACTCGAAACCCTCATCGGCGCAGCAATCGCCGCAGTCATCGCAATCTTCGGGGCGTGGTTCACCGGCAAACGGATCGGCAAATCAGAGCACTCAGCAGAAACCGCAAGGCGTGACGCTGAACGGGTTGTGGAGTCAAATCGCCAAGTGGCTGACGCGCAAGTGAAAGCAGCAAACCAATCAACCGAGGTCCGCAATGAAGTCTCTACTCTTGATGATGGCGCTGCTGCTAAGCGGCTGCGGGACAAGTTTTCTCGCGACTGAGAACAAGGTTGTAGATACGTTCTGCATCCAGACCAAGCTGATTCTCATCAGCAAGAAAGACGACCTGACGGACGGCACCGCCCGCCAGATCCTTGCGCATAACGAGCTGGTGCAGAAGAACTGCCCGAATAAGTGAAGGTTCCGCTATCCCCCATCGTCACCTACAACCGTCGAGCCGTCGAACATTGCTGAACACTACGACCATTTGCCTTGGGTGGTGGCAAGCACCATTTGTTTCTAGTGTAGCGTATTGACAGGCTCCGGCTCTTCCGGCTCCGGCTGCGGTTCATCATCGCGGTCCCGTTCATCGCGCCAGTCGTGGCACTGCTGCTCGGCTTCTTCGCGCTTGCGGGCGGCTCTGGCTGCGGGGCTCATGGCATGGCCTCTGGCTTTCCTTCACCGCACGCTGGGCACCAATAGATGCCACACCCAGGAGCCTCCGGGTCTTCGCGGTAGTTGCTCGGCCATTCCTCTTTCGGCAGAGGTTGGCTTTGCCCTATGGTGGCGCCTGGGATCTTGTGAAAGCAGATGTGCGGGCCAACCCCGTATATGGGAAAGCAGGCTTCGCCGTCTGGATCGGTGCATTGCTCACAAGGCATTTCCTTCTCCTTCGGTATTGAGGGCGCGGATAGAGTTCGCGTAAGCAATACGGGTTGTGAGACCGATTTCTACCCGTGCGCCATGTACTGCAATTGGAGCCCTGCAGTCCTCGATATGGTTTGCAATCCGCTCCCGCTCTCGCGCAGCCACAAGGGCGGCATCCTTGCACAGCCGCTCAATCTCCCGCGCCTGCGCTTCCAGGGTGTTGGCCGCGGCATCTGCGACGGATGACGATGTTGGGCGCCGCTCTTCATCCATGTCTGCGGCAAGCAGTCGCAGCCGATCAATCAAATCAGTGTGTTGGGTCATGGTGCTGCCCTATCTTGAATGCAGCCGCGCTGCAGCAATTCCGATCAAAATTCCGACGATCATCACAAGGCCCATTTCAAGGCGCAGTGTTTGAAAGACGGATGTGTATGCCATGCAGGCTTCTGGGATTGTGGTCATGGTGCTTTCTCCAGGCGGGCGCGGGCGGCGGTGATTGCGTGGGAATGCACCACCCAAGCGTTTTTCACTTTGCCGCTTGGTTCGGACGCTTCAAGCGCCTCCAGCATCTGCCTGATAAGCGCGTCGTAATCCTTGCTGACCTCGGTTTCGACAGAGCGCGCGAACGACTCTATGCCTTTGGTTGGGCTGTAGTTCTCCCACAGCTCGCGAATCTTCTCAGGCGTCAACATCCTGTCCTCCTTCCTTAAATGTGTGCCACCAGTCCTCATGCATGGCGTGCCAGTAGTCTTCCGTGTGGCCGCGCTCTCCAGCCTTCCACAGCACAAACTCCACGCGGCCTGACCTGTGCCTGCGCGCCGGGCGGTTGTTGCTTCCGGCTGTGCCGTAGACGTACTCAGGCTTGCGACTGAACAGGCGGCGAAGTAGGTCCATCCTGTCCTCCTTTCATATCCGCCACGCCATGGGCGGTGATGCCGTGTTTTTGCTCTGCGAATCTGACTCCAGCGTTGAAGTCAAGGAAGTCATCCACGGAGTATTCAGGCGCTGCTGCTTCAATCTGCGCTGGTGCTATCGGGCTGCGCGGCTGCATTTCCGCCCGCCACCACCCCACAAACCCAGCGAAGTCGATGAACCCCCGCTGAGGCTGTGTTTCCCCTGTCTGCCGCTCAAAGCAGTAGCCGGTGATCCGATACCCATTGGCCTGCAGCTCTGCCAGCTTGCGGGCGGCTACGCCGTTGAAGTCGGGTACTTCTGGGTTAGCCATGGTCGGCTCCTTTGATGTTTTGAGCGGCCTGTCGAATCACCTCTCTGGCTTCCGGTTTAGCAAGTGTTTCGCCGTCGCTCGTGCAATAGGGCAGCCCGTATTCGTAGTGATCAACCTCGCGACCAAACGCATCCAGCGCTTCATAGATCGCGTCGCACTGCTCATCCGTCAGCGGCACCGCCCCGGCCTGCGCCTGGGTGGGCTGCGGGGTGCGGCGATTCCATAACCATGTGGCTCCGTTTCGGTAGCTGCTGTACCCGCCAGATGCTCCGCAGGCATTGCAAAGCCCATTGAACGTTACAAGGTCATCTGCAATCGCAACATCAGGCGATCCGCAAAACGGACACGGTATCAGCGCATCTGTCGGCTCAGTCATGGTTTGCTCCTTGCAAGGATTTCCCGCTCCAGAATCTCCGTGTGCCGCGTCACTTCATCACTTAGATAGTCAGGAAACGCAATTTTCGATGCCAGCATTGCGCTTTCCATGGCAGAAAGCAGGCGCATCAAGCTGAGCAGTTCAGTGGTTGTCATGTTTGGCTCCTTGCTTGCGGGCTGCGTCCACGTACTGCTCGCGCTGATCTGGCCGCAGGTTGTGAAGTCGCAGGGTGATGGCGCTCGGGGCCAATTCGACAAACTGCCACCGCGCAGCATCCTCCAGCACGCTGTCTGCCTGGGCGGCTGGGGTGGGCGCGGCGGCTTGCGTCATGGCCCAATCTCGCAACGTGCGCAACTCGTCAGTCAGTTCGCCTTCTTCATCGCTGAAATGAGCGGTGTCGCGCAAGCTGGAGATCACGCACATCAACGCACCAATCCCTGGCGGCATACCAGCTACTGCGCCAGTGGCTGGTGCCGCCTGTGCCGTGGGGGTGGGCGCCCGAGTGGCCCATGCCAACTTCGCGGCATCTGCGTCGTCAGCCTGCGGGCCGCGCGCCAAACAGTTTTGACATTCGATCACCTGGCTGCCTTTGTGAAACGTGCGCCCGGTGTGCTCGCCGCCACAAAATGGGCAAGCTACTCGCCATGCTTCCTTGCCGGGAACCTCGCTCGCCGCCCCGGCTGGTGCTTGCCCATTGGATGCGCGGAGAGCGTGCTCATCGAAAATCTCACCGACTCGGACCCCCAAAAGGTCGAATGCGGCCTCAAACCAAGATTCCCAGCTTTCACCTTCTTCGGGCTTGGAACCTGCGTAGTCGCGGATCGCGCTCACTACGTCCTGATGGAGGGTGCGTGTGCCATCAGTCCATTGATAGACAGGCTCAGCCAGCTCTGCATAGGCCACGCCCTGTGGTGCTGTGAGTGCCGCAGCAATCCGGCTTACAGCATCTTCAATGCCTTCGCCTGGGGCAAGCTGTGCGGCGGCGAATAGTTCGTGTGCCAGCGCTGTCTGGGCGTGTTCGCCTTGGGTGGGGGTCATGGGTGATCCTTCGGTTTATGGGCATCGTCCCAGTTGAGCTGCAGATCGCTCGCGGCGCGCAGCAGCAATTCGGCTTGTCCAACGGCAATTGCGAGCGTGTTTTCTGCCGCTCTGCGCAGGTCGGCCTTTGCGTGCCGCAGCGGGTCTTCGTTGTCGAAGCTATCGCGCAGCCTCTCAATTCCTGCAACCACCAGAGCGACCTTGGTTGCTATTTCAGCCATCACAGCTCCTTTGCCTCAGATGCGGGAAGGGGTGGGGCGGCGATGCTGGCGCGAGTAACTGGCCCTGGGCACAGAATGACCTTGTCGCCAGGGTTCAGCCGCACAGTAAGAGTGTCAATCTGCGTACCGCGACCACAGCCGCTGTGCTCCATCAACACTCGGTTGTCACTGCTCAACTCCGGCGTGGCTTCTGAGCGCATCTCGCGCACCTCGTCTGCAATCTCGAGAAGGCCACTGTGATAGTCGAGCTTCGCATCAGCGTGGGCACCACGTCCAAATGACAGGCCGCCCATGTCGTCGTGGCCGTGCTCTTTGGCAAAGTCGTCGGCTTTCTTCGTCAGCATCGCCGCGACCTCCTCCACACCTTGCCTCCACCCTGCCATTCCCTCTGGGGGAGAGGGGTGGGTGACCAGTGCAGTGCGCAGGGCAATTGCCGCAGCCTCAGTGCGCCTCTGGTGCATGGTGAGAGTGCTCACCACTGGCCGCTTATCCAGAAAATTCCCCGGGGCGCGCTCCGCAATAAGATCAATCTGCCGTGCGAGTGATTGGTGTGTGCGCTCCAGCGTTTCCAGTGCGGATTGCGCTGCAGCCGCCACCGGCTCACTCCCCGCACTTGCTGCGACCTCGTTGTGCAGTTTGGTGATCTGGTCTTCCAGGCGCATGCCGATGGGCGTTTTCGCAAAGTGCTCTGCCCACTCTCCGTCCTCAAGCAATCGCACCGCTGCCAGCATGTCGTCGCGGTGTGCGTCAGGATCAACGGGAACGGCCAAGTTGTCGAGGTGCACACCTCCGTCGATGCGCTTGAGCGCGGCCATCGCGTCCCACACAAACGCATGGTCTGCAGTGATGCAGCCTTCCATGCCCAGATGGGTGAACAGGTTGTTCAGTGCCGTGTAGAGATGCCCATTGATCTCGGTGCTCCCCGCACTTGCTGCGAGAGAGGCGCGGCCAGCTATGAATCCGACCCATGCGCTCGCATCGTCCAACGCGCCAATTTCGTCTTCATAGGTTCGCAACCAAGCGTAGAACGCCTCGCGCTCTGCTGTATTCTTGTCGTCAGCCATACGGCCTCCTGTGGTATTAGCGGGCGCCAAGGCCCTGGAATGGGGTTGCTTTCATCTCTCGCCACGCGGCCCCGGTGCGGACCTTGCTGATCAAGGTTCGATCAACGCCGTACAGAGCCGCAAGTTCGTCGATACCTTCCGACGAATCACGAATCACACTGGCTTTTTGCATGTCTAGCTTTCCGTTCGGGCGGTTGGCTTTTGCGCTTGCAATCGCTTTCCTGAGCCGGACTGTTGGGCAGGCATTGGCCTTTATGGCGGCTTCTGATTTGGTGGTGAGCGCCAAATGAGCCGGGTTGACACACCTTGCGCAACCGCATGTCGTGGTGACAAGTCGGCCTTCTGGGATTGGGCCTTTGGCAAGCTCATAAACCACACGGCGCGCTGCTTTGTTGTTGTACTTCGGATGCCCTGATCGCTTGCTGAGACTTCCAGTCCAAACAAGGCAATCAGCATCCTCCTGGCATTTGCCAAGCAAGGTTTCTAGGGTTGTCATGGTCGTAAAAAAGCCCGCTACTGCGGGCCTTTGGGTGGTTTATGAGAGTTCTGACAATGCTTGGTCTACTGCTTCGACCTGCTCAATCAGTGGCAGCAGTTGAGCTCTGATTGCGGTGGTGTCGGTGCCTGTGTTGAGCATTGGGACGACGGCATCACGCAACTGCTGCAGCGCGTCTTTCTTTGCCATCCGCAGAACTGTTTGACGGCCTATCAAGGCCATCTTGGCGTCGTCGCTGAGGTCTGGCAGCTTCATTGCGCCCCCAAGAAGTAAGAAGGCCAGCGACTTGTGCAGTGCTGGCCTTCGGTTGTTGATTCAGTTCACGGCGTTTTGCGATGTACCGCGCATGCGCCCTGGCTCTTGCTGCCTTGCCCTTGGGCGATTGGGCGTAGGCTCGGTAATCGCGCTGCGGCATGGTCAGTAGGGCGCGTCGCCGAAGTCGTCAAACCCACCCGCTGCGGGGTGGCCTGGAGGTGGACCGCCGTGATCGTTACGGTGTGCTGCACCGGCAGGACGGGCCTTCAATGGGCGATCTGCGAGGGTCGCGAGGATTGACGACAGCTTTTGCGGCTGCGTCTTGTTGCCCACCACTTCGCTTGCAGTCAATTCCGTGTCCGCTTGAAAAGGCACCACCAGCTCAAGGCGCCAGCCGGTTTCCCCGGTCAATTGACCATCGCGCATCTTGGCGTACTCGGTGTTGCGCATCACCAGCCCGATAGGGCGATTTATCAGATCGGGGAAAGTGTCGGCTGTCACTTTGTTGGTCTGCCGCGTGTCATAGTCGTAGCGGTCTACTTGGGCTTGAAGAACCTTGAGTTCGCGACCTGCCGGGAAGCGCAGCACAGCCAGGATTGCTTGCACTGATTTGAAGCCCATCAGCGGCTTGTTGTCGCGGTCCATCGTCCAGAGGTCAAAGCGGCACGTGCGCTTGGACTCATCTTCAAATGTGAAACCGATGCCGTGCGTTCCCTTGTTGGTGCTCACCAGCTTTTCGGCCCGCGTGAACTTGCCTTTGTACTTTCCGGTTTCGTCGAGGTAAGCGCTGATGTTGTCGGCTTCTGCCGCAGTTGCTGCATTGAATTGGTACATGATGTGTCCTTGGTGTTAGACGGTTTCTTGAAGGCCGTAGTAGGAAAAAATGGCCGCATCGACAGCGGCTAGGTCGTTGTCGATCTGGTCTGCCTCAAACAAGCCCATGGGGCTTTTTACGGTGTCGAGGCCGTTGTTCTTGGTGGTGAAGAGGTACTGGCCGTTGATCACGGTGGTGCGCAGAACAATGGTCAGCAGGCCCTCCAGCGTGATCTTTTCATCCAGCAACTTGCCGATGGTCTTGGCCTTCACCCGTCCGTTCTCATCCTCTTGGGTGTGCCCTAGGATGTAGACGCGCTTGTGGTCTGGTAGCTGGCTTGCTGCCATCAAGATTGACCATGCGTTGTGTGCAATCTCGTTGTATTTGGCAAACGCGGCATTGCCGGTTTCTTTGTCCAACACGCGGCGCATGAACTCGTTTGCCAGGATGTACTGAAAGTCATCCAGAACGATCACATCCCGGCGCGTGCCCTTCATCATCTTGATGATCTGGTCAGCGTTGTCGGATACAAAGACATTGCCGTTGGGCTTGTTTTCTTTGTGGAACCAGCCCCACCCCTCAGAGCGGAATGGAAGCGGCTTTTTGACCGCCTGGATCAGGAGCGTGTGCGCCGGGTCCAGATTGCGAAGGCTGGTCGTCTTGCCCGTGCCGGACTGGCCCAGGATGAGGGTTGCGATTGACATGGTGTGTTCCTTGGAATGCTTGGTGTGTTTGGTCGTGTTCAATTTGTGCGCAGGCCATAGCCTCGTCGCACGACTCTTGCAAAACTGGATGCATGGAGCACCTCTCAATAAATCGGTGTTGAATACCCCCGCACAAAAGCAAGTGCGAGAGCTAGAGCGCAGGCAAGGAGCCACGCGGCAAAGAATGCGAGGTGCTTCATGGAGCAGCCACCGCAAAAGCAATCAGGCCAGCCCATGAGACAAGCACCATCACGGCTAGCAGGGTGAGGATTGAGCGCTCTAGGGGTGTCATGGGGATGGCTCCTTTGCTGCGGCGAGCAGTTCTGCGGCGCGATCCATGTTGGCCGCCATTTCGCACTCGGGGTTCTGCTCGCGCAGCGTGGCTGCGTCGTCGCCCAGACAGGCGATCACGGCTTCAAGATCTTCCCGGTCAGCCTCGCTCGGCGCCTCCCCCTCTGCTGTGTTGGGACGGGCCTTGGAGAGGGCGGCGCGAACCTTTAGCTCCACGTTTGCCCTGTTCATATTTGCGCCTGAAAGCAGAAGGTCGGCAAGCGTTAGCGCTTCCTCCAGCTCCTTCACCCGCTCCACAAGCTGGCTTGGTGTGAGGCCGGTATCTGTCAGAACGTTGAGCGCGTCGGCAAACAACTCTGCATTGGCGTCTTTGTGAGCATTGGTCGCGTAATCGCTGCCAGACCACCCTCTGCGCGGAACTGCTTCCCCGAATATGGCGATGTACGAAACGGCATCGGAGTGCACAACTTGCCCGTCCGCATAGCACGGCCCCGGCGTCGGCTTTGCTTCACTCATGGCTATCCTCCTTGGTCTGTTGTGCGGCGCGTTCCAGCACGGTTGCGGCCTCTAGGTGCCAGTGTCGGAACGGGTGTCCTTCTGAGTGCACGCAATGCAGCGCGCCCTTGAGCACGCTGACCAGATTGGCATTCAGCGCAATCAAGCCTTCGTAGGCGTCGGCGCGGCGCTTTTGCTCTGCGGCGGCGTCTCTCGCGCTTTGCTCACGCTCGCGGCGGATATCCCATAGCCTGTTCTGCCGGTCTCGCTCTGCATCGCGCTTGGCGGTTATCGTTGGCGGGTGGTGCGTCTTGCAATAATGCTTGCCCTCATGCTCGTAGTTAGCGCCCTTGCCGCATGGGTAGCCCCGATAGCTGCCTTGAGCCCAAACCATTTCGCAGCACTTGTGCTTTTCGCTCATTGCTCGCTCCTTGCTTGCGCCACAGCATCCCGAAGGCTTGCGGCAGTGTTTTCTTCTGATGCCATGTCAACGCATCCGGCCAGGACAATGACAGCCAGCACCACAGGCACTAGCAGCCATCCACGACGCACAAAGGCGTAAAAAAACCGGCGATGGGCCGGTGTGCGGTAGTAGTGGATCGCGTGCCCGTCGCATCGCGTGGTGCGGGGAAAGCGCAGGGTCCAGTTTGAATCACTCATGTGGGGCTCCTTGTGCTTTGGAGATTGCTGCGCGGAACCGTGATGGCGACCAATCGCAATACGTATCTGTCGTCGTGTGCCCGAACATCAGCGTGCATCGCCGGATGTGCGCGCAGTCGCCGCATGTGGTGCCTTTGGGCAGGCGCATCCTGTCTGGGTCGGCTGGGTCGTAGTTCAATGCAGTGTTCTCCGCCTTCACCTTAGCCTGCGCCTCAGCGCTTGCCTTCCGTGCTGCTGGGAGGTCTTGGAGTGCTCTGGTCATGGCTTGGCCTTTGGTGGGTGGGCTAGGCCGCGCCAGTAGTTGTGCTGAAAACTACTGCGGTAGTGCTGATTGCTCGATGCTTGTTCTGGTGTCCGGCTGCACTGACCCCACCAACGTCCATTCCAGTTCTGATAACTGAAGCAGCGCACGCCATCGGAGCCGGTCTTGTAAGGGCCTACGTGCGCAGGCTTTATGTTCGGCGGAAACATGGGGCTCAGTTTCTTACTCATCATCTTCTCCAGGATGGTCAGGATCTCTCGGATCGGGATGCTCGCGCATCCGGCGTTCCAGTGCTTTCTCACGCTTTGCTTCTTCGCGGGCAAAGAAGTCAAAGTCGGGCGGGATGTTGAAGTGACCGCGCAGGCAGTCGGCTATGTCGGGCTGTACGTGGTCGTTCATGACGGTTCCTATCGGACAAGATCAACGTATTCACCAAACTCGCGGTCAAACACCTGGATCAGGTTTTCATAATCAGCGGCCATCATTTCGTTGCTGATGGCGTCTGCGTCTTTCCCAAGTTGCTTGCAAAGACTGCGTGCATGACCAAGCAGTGCGAACGCGTTGCCGCCTGGGCCGCTAAGGTCAATCTGAAGCTTGCGCTGCTTTTTGGTGAATGCCATAAATTTCTCTGGGCATGAAAAAGCCGCCTCAGAGGGCGGCTAGGGTGGGTGGGTTGGTGGTGAAAACAAAGCCTGCACTACTCAAACTGCAGTCATTCATATTCGGCATTCACCACCAAGGGGGCGGACTGATTACCATGGACATGTCATCTGGTTGGCGATGGCTTCGCTTCTCCAGCCTCTCCCTTTCGGGTCTCGTCCTCAATCCGCCTTCTTGGTGGCCCTTGGGCCTTTCACCCAGGAGGTTGTCGGAGCTTCCATCCGCACAGCCGCAGCCTGGGCTACTCTTGCTTGTCGAGAGCTGCCTGCACAATGGCTTTGATGTTTGCCCAGTGCCGCAAGTACTCGCTCTCGTCAATAAAGTGCGATGGGATGATCTTTAAATCCACCGCTTTTTTCACGGCGGCGGCAAGCATTTGTTCGGTGACTTCTTTCATGACGCTCCTATGGTTGAAACGATTATGCGCAGCCTGGGGAGTTGGTTATCGGGCTGCAAGCATTGCGTCTGCGTGGCGATAGCGAGCCGCAGCGCGATCATTGGCACTTGTCCAAGACTCGCCATAGGCTACCAAGGCGCGGATGTCTTCTTCTGTAGCGTGTGCCGCAAAGAAGTCGCGCATGGTCATGCCCGTGCGCTCGTTGAAGGCTGCATCTGCATCATGCGGAAATGCTGGGATTTTGTTCATGTCCATGCTCTCTCTCCTGTTCGTTGATTGGTGAATGCTTTGAAGGGCGGGCAAGATGATGTGTGGTGGACCGCAGGGGAATCGAACCCCAAACCTCGCTGGATTTCTCGGACTGTTGATCAAATAGTCCGCCCGTCTTAGCCGGCCAGGAGCAACCCTGGGCAACATGTCGGCCAGCAACCGTGCAACCTGCGCGGCCCACTACACATCACCCTTTGTCGCCGCCCATCAAAGCAATCACCCCTGGATAGCCTGTGGGGTGGGTGGTGGGCTACCGCTTGTCTGGAGTGGCAGCGTCTTTGAGGTTGTCCACAAAGTCCTCAACGGCCTCTGCGGTGTAAGGCTTGTCTTTGTCGGTCAGCACGCCTCCCATCGTCACAACGTCAGCGACGACTGCGACAGGTACTGTGACGACCGCAACGGCGGCTTTGGCAAGTGATTCAAACAATCCAAGCATCTCTATCTCCTTAGTTGAAATCCCCATGGAGCACTGCCATCAATGCGCCATGGTCTTTGCCCTCCGGAGAGGTCGGTGTGGTTAGATAACCGCGTCTCGGGACTTTGAGCGGTCGATCAGCGCCTTGAGTGCATCAAGGTTGTCATCGGTAACGATCACGTCAGCTTCGTCATTACCGGGAGTCCGTGCGATCACGGCGAACTTAGTTCCCGGCTTGAAGATGGGTTCGATGTGCTTAACAAGCACGTTGACAAGTTTGGCCTGCAAGAGGTCGCCGATATCTCGGTCCATGTCGTTTCTCCTTAGTTGAAAAGCTAGCAGGCCAGGGGTTACTCGCGAAGGTCGGGGTTGTAATGCGCGGGTATATCTGCGCGTCCAGCACCCCACCGCTCTAGCAGGCTTTCGACCAATTCGCGGCCATCCTTGCGGTCGCAGTTGCTGACGTATTGAGCAATCTTGTCGGCCTGCAGAATCAGCACGAATGGCACCGGCTCGCCCGCTACATCGCTGAGAACATCGGACAGTGACTGCGCGATGTCTTGCAGCCTCACGCTCAAAAGCGCACTGGCCGTCATTGGTCATACCCCTTGCCAAAGCCAATGGAAGCTCCCCACGCCAGCAAGTGCACGCTGATGGTCAGCGCGAACGGGAATCTGGAAACACTCAGCCCAAGCCCAAAGGCTTCGGATCGCCAGACTTCGAAGCGTTTTCCGCTACCCATCACGCACCAACTTTCTTTGCGTTGCGCCGCTCACGCTTGAGTCGAGCCCGATGCATTTCACGGTTCTCGCCGGGTTGCCGGTCGCCGTCCGAATCTTCCTGCTCGTTCGTGGCCGGATCTCGTTCGCGCAGTTGTTGAATGTCATCTATAGCGCGCTCATTTGCTTGCTGGAGCTTCTTCATGAAGTCGCCGAAATCTGCAGCGCCTTCGATAGCTCGGTTCATCATCTCCATGCTTCTCTCCTTGGTTAAATAGACCAAGTACCTCTGTCACAGGCACTTGGGCTAGCCACTCTTGCGAATGGCTCTTGCACATCGTCTGGTGCATATCCCTGTCTCCAAGGCAGTTGAAATCGTTTGGCGTCGATGCGCCTCGGCTCAAGTCATCCTCACCCCTCGCACTCGCCAGACTTGGGTCGTCTGGGTCTTAGCGGTCATCGCGGTTTGTTGCGATGGATGAACTGTAAGGCATGCCGAACTATCGTGTCAACATCTTTTTTCGCTTGACCGAAAAAAAGATTGAGCGCAGAATTCGCCCATGAACTTCCAAACTGCAATCCAAGAGCTGACCGAGCTAGGCTACACACAGACGGCTATTGCTGCTGAATGTGGCTGTGCAAAGTCGACAATCACTGAAATCAAGACTGGCGCAATCACTATGCCCGGCTTTGATCTTGGCTACAAGCTGGCCGAGATGCATAAGAAAGCCGTAGCTGCCTCGCGCCGGAAGAAGGCCAAGGAGCAAGCATGAGCACGTTATGGAACCCACGCCGCCCGCTGACACAACCCCCAAGCTACGGGCGAATCACCACCGTCAAAAGCACCCCCACATCCTGCCCCATTGCTGAGTCTGCAGCACTGGATGCGCTCAAAGAATCACGGGTGACTCGCGCAAGGAAAGCGGGTAAGACTGCGTTTGATGCTGGCGTGAAGGTGCGGACATGAACCCGTTTCCTCCGCCATCAGGCCCCATCCCCTGGACCCCAAAGCAGTGCAGGGACTACGCAAACCAACAGCGTCAGAAACTACCTGATGCGCCGTTTTGAGGTCAACATGGAAAAAGACAAACAATCAGAGCAGGCGAGAGCAGATGCATTAGACGCTGCTCGCTATCGGTGGTTGCGCGAGCAGCCAAACGACTTCACAGCTCCGAGAATCGACATTTGCTATTGGACTTGCGAGAACGGAGACTCTGTGAACAACGGCGAAGGCCTGCGCGGCGCCGCCGCAGACGAAGCAATTGACGCGGCCATGAAATCTCAGCGGGGGGCCGCACAATGACCGACACCGCATTCTCTCCCCAAGACATGGCTACAGCATCCGCCCAAGGCTTCCGCGATGGCGTGGCCTACGAGCGCACCAGATGCACCCAGGCCCTGCGCGACACCATCACCTCCTGGCGCTGCGTCCCATCCCAGCACCTGCGGGAATTTGTGGAGCTGGCTATTTCCAACATTGAGAAGGACCAGCAATGAGAAACGTCCCAATGACCAGATCAGAGGCCGAGCTGTTGACGGATCTACTCCTAGATTCAAAGCACCACGACGCCCGCAACGTCTCCGAGTCAATCAGAAAGGTGTTCGGCATGATCTCTGAGGATCTGGAGCGCGCAACACTTGAGCAAATTAGGAGCAAGAAAAATGACTGACTTTGAAATCCTCCTGACCATCGTCTGCGTCTTCCTGATCGGCTGGTGCTGGTTCCTCCAAAAGGTAATTTCGGTCCTGCAACGAGCCGTTGTCCAGCTTCAAGGCGTGGCGATCACCCAGGTAGCCATCAACGCCCAGAACGCAGAGGTTCGCAGCATCCTGGAGGATGTAAACGCATCCCTGCTAAAGATTGTGGATGATGGGAAATAGGGCTTGCAAGGGGCTATGATGTTTGGTAAAGTGCAATTTATCCATGGCTTGGTAACCCATGGTAGTTCGACAGGACGACACGTAAGCCCACAAAGGCGAGCGGGTTTGACAAAGCTTAGGGTGCCTGCTGTCGCAGCCCCGAAGTGGCAACCAAGCCTTAGCCCGTTCACCTTTGTGGGCTTTTGCGTTGGTGCTTGCGAATTGGTAGACCTAGGTCGGCATGTGGCGAAACGGTTAACGCAGCAGGTAGCTGTCGCGGTCAAGCTATTACGTGGTAGCCCCGTTATGTGTGGTTCGAGTCCACACCTTGCCGACCTAGGTCTACCCACCCCTCAGAGCGGGTTAGCTAATGGGCCTGAATGGGCTGCACTCAAGAAACACTGTTTGCCGCATTCGGCTAACCAAAGAAGACCAGCGCTAGCAGGAGGCTGGGCGGGATGCCACAACAGGCTAACCGCGAACGGTCCGTCAATGGGTGATCCAGGGCGGTACGGGCGCACCGGAGGGACTCACCACCCTCTTAAGTCGCTAGGACTCGATAGTTCTTCTTTGGTATCAGTTGGCAAGATAAAAGAAAGCAGGGGGATCACCCAACTCCTGCTAATGGCGGACCTATGAAGAAATACATGAGAGAAGCAAACGAAATCGCTGCAAAGCTCAAGATAGGGAGCAGGGGGTTCACCCAG